CAGCGAAAAAGGAAATGGACATCAACAGTCCTTCTCGTGTGATGGCGAAAATCGGCGATTACATGGCGCAGGGTATCGGCGTGGGTTGGTCTGACCGCATGGACAGCGTTTCGGATACCATCAGCGGCAGCTTGTCCGATGGGTTCAGCCGCAGAATGTCCGATGCGTATGAGAAAATGCGTGCCGCTATGAACCAAAACATGGTGCGCCTGCGTGGGGATATCGCCGTTCAGCGTGGCGGAGATACGTCCTATATCACAAAGACGGTCAATCATACAGAAGGAAATACGGTACTGCAGATTGAGCATTTCCATAATGACAGCAAGGAAGCAGTGCCGAGTCTGATGCAGGAAATGGAATTTTCTCGCAGACGCAGAGCCATGGCAAAGGGAGGTGCATAAATGGGTTGGTTTCATTTTAAAGGAAAGGATAGCCGAGACTTCGGGATTCTGATTTCCGCCGCGCCCGAAAAGGTGAGAGCAGAACGGCGTGTGGAGCAGGTTACCATCCCCGGCAGAAGCGGGGAGCTGACAATGGACGAAGGGACGTATGCGCCGTATGTGCTTTCGGTGGAGTGCAGCACCAGAGGAAGTGAAAATCTGGATGAAATACTGGCGTGGTTGGACGGTGCAGGGGAGCTGATTCTCTGCACCGAGCCGGATAAGGTCTTTCGGGCATCCATCTATAACAAGATTTCTGTTGCGGATATGATTTATCTCTATAACAGCTTTCTGTTACAGTTTCGGGTGCAGCCCTTCAAGTACAGCGTCAATGCCGCAGGGGATGCCTTGGAGTTGACCGCCCCGACCACCATCCGCAACAGCGGGACGGTATACAGTGAACCATTGATTACGGTTTATGGTAGTGGGGATATCACGCTTACTATCAATGGGGCGGATTTCCCCCTGTACGGCGTGCAGGAGAGCATCACGATCGACAGCGAAATGATGGAGGTATTCAAGGGTAACACCAACCAGAACGGCAAATACGGCGGTGCGGAGTTCCCTCGCTTTGAGGTCGGGAAAAACGAAATCAGTTGGACGGGGAATGTCAGCAAAATAAAAATACAGCCCCGTTGGAGATGGCTGTAGTTGTCGAAAAATGAAATTTATGGTATGCTGTAAGCGAGGATTATCGCTTGGCGGTTCAGTCACTCTCTGAAAAGGGGGTGATGCACGATGTATATTACATATTCTGAGTTAGTTCAGACAGGTATTCTTATCGTTGCAATTATCGCCCTGTGTAAAAACAGGGGATAAATAAAAATTGACCGCCTAACAGAAGTTAGACGGTCTCTCCAAAACCATTCGGACTGACCGCCCTTCCAAAAGCGGTAATCCTTTTCTTATGCTTATGATACCAAAAGAAAGATATTCTGTCAAGAAAGGCGCATCTGAAAATAAAACGGATGTGCTTTTTTGATGCGGAAAACAGAAAGGAGTGGGAAAATGGCAAAAACGTATAATCGGTTGGAAATTGATGTGAACAAAAAGCCGACTGATATTATCACAGCGGTGCAGGCGGATAACAACAGCCGGTATCTTGATGTTTCGCTATTCAATAATGGCGTGCCATTGGATTTGACGGGGCATGAAGTGAAAATTTTTATGGCAAAGCCCGAAGAAAGCGGAGAGATTTGGAACGATGGCGTAATTACAAATGCCAAAGAGGGCAGATGCGAGTTTCTGATGACAACAGAGGCGTTGGCAAGGATGGGGCATTTGCAAGCACAGATTTCCGTTTGGAAGGACAACACAGAGATTTTGTCCACGCAGATATTTGAAATCAACGTGACAAAAACACTGTTAGGGAACAGCTCTATGGAATCCTCGAATGAATACGGCACACTGGTGGTGCTGTTCCAGAATCTGTATGAAGCGCATGACCTCATGGTGGATATGGTTTCCTCTTTTGGCAAGAAAGGAGCAGTTGCGGATGCAAGGAACATTGCTACCTTCTGGCAGGGCGTGGAGTATCTGGCAAAATATATGGATACTGATTTGAAAGGGTTGCTTGAAAAAGCTATTGCTAATTCTTCTGTGCAGGGCGTGCTTGATTTGATTGGGAACACAGGAGATACAGGGAATAGTACGGTAATGGGGAAAGAAAATAAAATGTTAAACGCACTTTCCAACATGATACCTTTGTATAGAGCCGATGATTATTTAGAATACGAATACATTGACACTTTTATTATTTTAAACAATAGTGAAATCAGTTCGACAAAAAGTGTTCAAGAGACTTTGGGGATTTTTCAGCCCCCAGAGGGTTGCGTAAAGGTAGTTGTGACAGCAAATATCAAGGGCTACTATGGAAATGTTTATTTAGACGGTTTATATGGAATGTATAATGTTAGTGCATCAATATCTTCAAATAAAGACCTTACAAGGTATCAAGAATTTACAAAAGAAATTGAGTTTGCGGATACGCTCCCATCGTCTGTTAAGATAACACTTACTGGTGGCACTTCTGGGACAGCATATTGCAATAATGTAACAATTAAAGCATATAGGCTGAAAAGAGTTGTCACAACGGAGTTGCATCAAGCAAATACAATTAAAAATTATGGCAGTGTGGCTAATGGATACTATAAATTTAAACAGTGTCCTAGGCTAGATAGGGTTTTTATCAGTACAGGAGATAATGGGGAGACATTTGAAGTTGAGCATATTCCCTATGTACGCAATGTTACCGCCGGTAACGCTGGCAAGAATTTTAAGGTTTTTTATTAATGTATAAGGAAGGTGTTAGGGATGTATGCAGTTTTAAATGAAGCAAATATTTGTGTAGCAATGTCAAGTAGAAAAGATGTTTATGATAATTTTGTAGAAACAAATGTAGATAGACTTGGCAAGAAATACGAAAATGGGGAATGGATAGAAGTCCCAATCCCCGAACCGCCCCTATCCGAAACCGAACAGGCGATTTTAGACACAGCAATCAATGTAGACTATTTGGTCTGCATGAAGGAACTTGAAATTTGAAAGGAGTAGATATTTATGACATACGCAAGACTGAAAAAGCTGATTAGCAGAGGGGCATACAACAAAGAGGATATGATGAACAAATTAGACGTATTCCTCATGGCGAACCGCATCACGGAGGAGCAGTATCAAGAGTTGGTTGGTATGATGGAGTGATGTTATGATTACCATTCACGAAAAAACGGCAAAGACATTTGACACATTCGGGCTGGGGGCGTTGGTTCCCAGCCATTGTGTTGTGGAGGAAGAATTGAACGGGGCGTATGAACTGGAGCTGAAGCACCCATACGACGATGGTGGCAAGTGGAAACGCATTGAACGGGGGCGGATTCTCTACGCCTCCACGCCAAGAGGGATGCAGCCGTTCCGCATTTACTACGTCAAGCCGAGCATGAAGGAAATTTCGGTCAATGCACGGCATATTTTTTATGACTTACTGGACAACCAGTGCGAACCAATCAGCCACAGTGGCACGGCAGGAGCGGCTCTGGCAGCCATGCAGACGGCGTTTGCCTATCCCATGCCCTTTTCCTTTGATACGGATATTTCGCTGACAGGAACGCTCACAACGGGGCGCATGAATCCCGTACAGGTGCTACTGTCGGACGATGACGAAGTAACCTCCTTTGTCAAGGGCTACGGCGGCGAGCTGCTGCGGGATGGCTTTCGGGTGTCCGTCAAGGCGGCTCTGGGGCAGGACAGGGGCGTTGCGATTCGCTATGGAAAAAACCTTGTCGGGCTTGAGGTCACAGAGGATGAATCGGAGGTCAAGACACGCATTGTCTGCTACGGCAAGAACGGCAGTGTAACGCTTGACAGTCCCCATCTGGGCGATTATATCTACCCGAAGATTTACACCCTAGAGGACGAAAATAAGACGCTCTCCGAGGTGCAGGAGGAGGCACAGGCGTTGCTTGATGGCGGCTGTGATATTCCAAGCATCAACATTAAGGTGGATTTTGTGGCACTGGAAAAGACGGTGGAGTATCGGGAGTATGCC